ATGCTTACCCTGGACGAGATAGGTCAATCAGTACGTAACAATATCCAGTTGATTATTGATCATGTCGGCTTACCTCTTGCTGTTGGTCCGCTCAGTGATGATGATTACAAGATTCTGTGTGGTGGCTATGGTGAGCTTGAATGGGACTATGCGTTAAGTACCTATGGCAACTCCAGAGAAAAGTATGAGTTCTGCATAAAACTTGTTCAGCAAGGTCGGGTTCAGGGAATACCATCAGGAGCAGCAATTTGTGTTTATGGGGTTGAAGAAAACATCTTTCGTATCCATATGATCGAAAGGTTTTCTAGAGAAGATGAATCTCACCCATTGAAAGGGCGCATGGTTTTACTCACTCTTATGAGTGCTTTTATATTTTGTAAAGCTGTTGAATGTAAAGTTGTCCACATTGTAGAGCCAGTACCAGAACTGGTGCAGTATTACGAGTCTTTTGGTTTCCGCATGGAACAGTGCGGTTATGTGATGTCGGCAGTCATTGATGAGCTGCAGGATATCTTTCTTAAATTTGCTCAGTAGGTATAGACGAGAAGGGTCTACAAATTGTAGGATACCCGTCCAGATTACCTTAAAGGTACATCTATGGCAGTCGTTTTGTGCTTAAACTACTAAGAAACGATGTCACCAATCGACATGATCGATTGGCATAAGTTAGCGAAACAAGCTAGCTTTAAAGAAAGGGTTAGAGACGCCTTTACTGTCTCGGGAGTTTTCTATGAAAGATCAAAAAGCAACCAAGCCACAGGTTAAGTTCGACACAATGAAAGCATTCGCAGGTATGGGTGCTGCTGTTGAAGTTCTGATGAAGGCTGCTCCTAATGCGTTCACTCACGCTACTGTCTCTGGTAAAGAGCAGCAGGGTAAGCTTCGTCGTCGCAAAGCAGCATGATCATAGCTGGTGCTTTTTGAAAACCCGCCTTTAGGCGGGTTTTTTCTTTAGTGATGTTCTTTGCCCTTCTGTTTGCTTGTTCTGACCTGTTCCCACTCGATACGTCCTTCTTCTCGTCTTTTGTCTATGTATTCCGCAAGATCCTGAATATTGATGCAACGTTTTGCTTTTTGTGATGTGCCGATGCGATATGTTGGAACGGGCAACTTACAAGCGTTTGCTTTTGCTTCTGCCGTGGCTGGACTCATGCCAAAGTACTTTTGGCTAACTGCTGAGAGTTCAATGTTAGGGGTATTGAATTCAGCCATCAGTAAAAACAAGGTGTTCATAATTTTCTCCATCAAAACCGGCTGCACCCGGGAAAATCATAATTCTGTGCTGGTGGCAGGAATTAATTTCTGCCAGATAGCGGAAACATATTTTGCCTGATGACGGGCATCAGCCAGGGCGTTGTGCCGTTCGCCATCGAAAGGCATGTCCATTTTGGGGTCGAATCCGATGGAACGCCCAAGCGTAACGATCGTGCGTACATCGTGGTCATTCCAGTATGCCCACGGGCAGATTTGTCCTGCTCGCTCATAAGCTCCACGTAAAATTACGTTGTCGAAGGTGGCTCCGTTACCCCAGACTTTTAAATATTTCGTATTGTCTGCGTGCCGGTTAATGAAATGATTTAGTTCTGAGAGAGCATCGCTGATCGACAAAGTATCATCAATACAGATTGCAGCTCGTGCTTCAGGGCTTTGTTTCAACCACCACAGGATGGTATCGCCGTCAGGTGTAGCTCCTTGCCCCATAGCACTTTCCAGGCTAACAACCGTATAGAATTCTTGTCCGATGTCTCCGGTTTCTGGAGTGAAGAACACCGCGCCAATGGAAACGATCGGTGCATCCTTATTTTTCCCCATCGTCTCAAGGTCGATCATTAAGTTGTTCATCACTTCACCTCCTGCGGCGGTTCCGGTAGCGGCATCCAGTGAGTTGCTTGCTCAATACCATTACCCGGCTTAATCGTTGCATCTCCGCGCCGAAAGGTGCTTCCGGTATAGCGTGCGGAGCATATTAGCGGTTCAACCAGAGAGCTATCGAAATTCACCGAAATAAGCACGTTCTGATTCTTTTCCGGCATTCGATCACTACAGCTTATCCAACTATCCGGAGTTCCCGGAGAGTTGCCATTTACATCGAAGTTTGGCTCTGCGTCCTGAACCAGGAGGATGTAACCATTCTTGGCAGTATCAAGTTCTAACGCCTCGGTGACGGTGCCGAAATAGCGATTACCTAAATCAGCATCACAAGTGCTTACATCAATGGAAACTTCCATGCCCTCGATTAATTCTGGCAAGTTGTAAGTTTGGCTTACGGGTTCGGCTTCCAGTTCTGCTATGCGCTTTTTTGCTGCTTCCAGCTCAACACGCAGCTTCCCTACCGTTAGCGCAATTTCCTCGTTCTCCTGGTCGCGTGATTTGATGTATTGCTGGTTTCTTTCCCGTTCATCCAGCAGCGCCTGCACTACTTCAGGGTTGAAAGCTGCGATATAACGAGCGTTGTTCTCTGCGTTTTTCTGTTCGTCGAATCCTGGCCAGTCGACAATATCTCCGTGATGATTATCACCTGGTGTGTGTACGGCGTACGTGCCGTATTTGCCCGGCGAAATAAATGCGACCCATTCACCCTGTGTTGCCTTTTCTGCCGCATCACGTAGCGCCTGATAATTAATTTTTCTCACTGGTTGCCTCCTTTGCGAAGCTCTGCAGCGAAATATACAGCTGCGGAAACAATAGCTGCATGTCGGTATTCACCATCAGAAAATAAAGAATCTCCCTTAAGTGCATTGACGATACTCTGATGATTTTTTGCCAGCATCTCCACGCCCTGCGCCCGTACTTCAGCCAGAAAAGCATCGGTGGCTGGCATATTTCCTGTTGCCTTCATGTCCTCCAAAATAACCAGAACGCTATCTCGCCCAACCACCTCAGCGATAACCTCGGTGTTGTCGCCAACAACATCGCAGAATGCCTGAACTGCCTTACGAGCCAGCTCATTCTCCGCCGCAAGCGCCGAAAACTTCTCGTGTGCCAACTTAACAGCTTCATCAGCCTGCTTAATTGACTCAATCGATTTCTGTTGGTCTTCGGCCAGCCCTGCTAAATCAGCCTCCAGTTCGGCCAGGCGTTCATTTAATGCATCTCGTTCATCCAGTAGAGCCAGCACAACCTGAGGTGTGACTTTCATACGAAATGCCAGCAATTTTTGTGGTGTGGCTGCTATTTTTATTGCTTCTGCCGCCCCACGCAGTGCCTGATAGTCAATCTTGCTCACTGGTTGCCTCCTTTGCGAATCTGTTCCGCCCATTCTTCAAGGGATTTCTCCGCATATTCACCGGACAGGCCATCAATCGGGTGCGGCTCATTAGCCAACTCTTCTTTCGCTGACAGAATCATGCGCGTAACGTCGAAAACTTCACGCAAAGACTTATTGATAAATCCGTGATTGAACGCAGCAGCAAGACGGCTGGCGGCATAATTAATCCCCTCGTTGCGTGCTTCCGCACGTACTTCAGCAAGGAAAGCGTCGGTGGCTGGGGTATTTTCCATTAGTTTTTTTGACGTTGACCAAAGCGCGGAAAGCCACTCTTTATCAAACCATTTATCCTTATGGTGAAACATTTCATCAACTGTCTGGTGGCAGCGGGATACCTCAAAAAGGCACCGCGCATTCTCCGCCGCCAGCGCTGAAAACTTCTCGTGTGCCAACTTAACAGCCGCATCAGCCTGCTTAATTGACTCAATCGCTTTCTGGTGGTCTTCGGACAGAGCCGAAATCTTGGCCTCCGCTTCAGCAAATTTACGCACCAGATATTCAGCATTTGTTTCATTCACTTTCAGATCTCGTGGTACACATTTCCCGCGAAGAAACCCTTCCATTTCGAAAACATTCATGCGCATTTGCGTAACTCCGATAACTCGTTAAAACGTTCCATAAACATCCCGTAGGCATGGCCTGGCGACAGTGGAATCACTTTGAACATCTCTGTTGCCGGGATACCTTCCAGTACAGGCCAGAAAGAGCCATCATCAAGCCCGAGATCGCGGCGTTCGGTTGCCAGCATGATGAGATCGGCATATTTCACGGGCGTGCTCATAACCGGGGGTAACCCGTATTTCTCACGGATTACGGCGTCTATTTTTTCTTCCATCCGTTTATAGTCAGGAAGAAGGCGTTTCAGTGGCGCGGGGATGTCCTGACAATACGCTTCTGTTGCATCATGCATTAACGCTTCGAAAGCAAACTCCTGCGGTACCAGTTGGCTGCAAAGCACCGCATGTTGGGCGACGCTGTAGAAGTGTGAAAGATGTCCTGCAAAGCGACAGATATTTGAAAGGGAAACCGCGATATCGTTAATCACGATGTCGTCTTTATTTATCCTGTCATAATAAAAATGCTTCCCGGAAAAAGTTTTAATAAATGACATTTTGTTCTCCACGTATATGCGCTGCACCGCGCTGAATTCTGGTAAAAGGAAGCCCTCACCATCCGGTGATTATTGAGTTAATTACGTTTCCATAAATGCCCCCGCAGGGGCATTTGCAGTAATGAAATCAGGCGGTGAAAGTACCAATAAAGGTTTCTACTTTGCTGTCTTTGAATTTCTCAACAAGCAGATCACGAAATTCGTTAGCCATTTCTTCCTGCACCGCTTCCAGCTGAATAATGCGCAGAACCAGTACAGGACGATCGCCAGTGATAATGCTGAGGCGTAATTTAAATGGACGTTCTTTCAGACCTTCAAACGGAACGCATTTAAATTCAAATGCCACTGGCATAATATCTTTGGTCTTCGCTTCGACAGACTCCATCAGGGAGCGTTTGCCGCTGAAGTCATTATCTTCAAAATCAGCGGTCTGGTTCGCTTCAATTGTGATTTTACGGATAGCCGCCGCCGCTTTGGTTGCCTGAATGGCGTCACCATTAGCATCAAAGCCCACAAGGTAGTCGGCCCAGTCTTCAATCCATTCTGCCAGTGATTTCTGGGAGTTACGCTCGCCATTAATAGACAACAGAGCAGAGAACGGTGCTGTCTTTTTCAGTTTGAGAGTGGCGGTGTTATCTGCGTGACCTGGTTCATCAATAGTACCCAGGTTAAGCACACTGACGGCACGCATATTATCAGCATCGATAAAGCAGCGGGTGCCTTCATCTGCAAGCTCTTTAGAATAACGGGTAAAGTCATCGATGCTGGCAGTGGAAAGCGCACCACGGAAACGGAAGCGATTTAAATTAAATTTTTCCAGATCATGAATGCGGAAATTCTCAGGCAATGCCACAGCATCGGCACCAATCTTACTGATAATTTCATTAACACCCTGAGAAGAAATAAGGGCATGGATTTGATTAATTGCGGTTGCGTCTAAGTTCTGAGACATAATAAGTCCTCACTATATAAAGATATTCAGTGATGAGATAAATAATCAGTTAATTAATAACGATATTAATGACCTGCTGCGCGGAGTTTTCCGTCAGGTTCACCGGCAAGAGTCAGTAATTGTCCCTGGTCTTCCTGCAGAATAGTCAGGCGACCACCGCGATTGACATACATCGGCGTTTCGGTGGTGTCTTCTTCGGAAATTTTCCCGCGGTTAGTCGGGCGAACATATGAGAGTTTGTGTTTGATTTTCACACGGTTCTCATCAAACGGTTCGATTTCCAGATTGAGTGAGACCTTCCCTTTGGTTTTCGTGTTCATCACACCGGAAGCGACTTCACTGAGAACTGCGCCGATTTTGGTTTCAAATACGCCGCCGTCCAGCTCCCCGATAAATGCCTGCACATCAGTACTGCGTTCGCTAGCCATTTTGCTGCTCCTCATCATATCGACCCTGCAAGGTCGGTTGGTTTATCCACAAAACAGAGAAGAACACCTGCGGTGGCAGCCGCCCGGATGGATTGGGTTATGAGCCCGTCGTCCGGTGATGTTCTTCTCTGTTTTGTAAAAAGAGCGGTACCAGCCGGAAGCAAGTGTACAAACTGGTACCGCCAAAGCAGTGGCTGTTGTGGTGACCGGTGCTGATCTCCGGCTTGCGGTTATTTCAGACTCTCACGGGCGTTTAATTGCCCCGCCGAACAGCTCTTTTCCGCAATAGCTGCAATGTCTTTCGCGCATCAGCCTGCGCATTCACCACAACGCTGAGAGCACTTAGCCAGTTACGGCACCACACTTTGTCGCGGTTCCATAAATGCCCTCATCGTTGCACCCTGGTCTCTTCCCAGGTGTCAAACCGAACCGCCACGCTGGTTAGGCGTCTTATCAGCATCATCATTGACTTGCACATTCCGGCTACCTGGTTTGTTTGCCCGAGCAAGGAGGGGATTGTCCCCTTTAACGTCCCCAGACCGCTAACGACGCATGTGCCATACGCCGTGTTACAACCAAATTTTGTTTAATCTTGCCTGTGACATGTTTCTTTTGGATACATTATGTATCTCATGGGTACATTGCCAAGTATAAAAAAACCTGCCGAAGCAGGTTATAAATATTGATTAGGCCTTTATTTTGTATCTTCTTGGTTTTCCTGAGAAAATTACTGTACCAATTATAGAGCAATTACCGTTGATCTTAATGTAAGGTTCAGGCCAGTTTGGGTTTAATGCTTTGAGGTAACGCTGTGTTCCATCTTCTATCAACCGCTTAAAGGTGGTTTCGCCTGTATCGTGCATCAATGCAATAACGTCGTCACCGTGGCAGGCAGGGACTTCAGGATCTACAAAAATCATGTCTCCCGGGCGGTACTCATCAATCATTGAATCACCAATCACCCGCAAGATATAAGTCATTTCGCCACAGGGTACAGGGCAGGGATAAGTTTCTGCTGTGCTCAAATCAACCTCAGAATAGCCAACTTCTTTCCATGCTCCGGCCTGTACCCATGATATGACAGGGACTAACGTTATTTGTTTGTTAGTAATTGAAACATCAGGTTTTTTTGTGATGTTTGTTGTCTGGTGTTCTTGATCAAGCCATCCGACAGGCAGGTCGAAACATTTTTCGATGTGCCGTGCCATGCTGTCACCGATATTTTTAGTAGCACCATCTCCCATAAACCTGCTGGTCTGGGTTGGCTCGCGATCAATCATGGTGGCAAAGGAAGAATTCCCGCCAACACCATCTCTCAGTTTTCTGGCGTTAGACCGCCGGATGTCATGGACTGTTTTCATAACGAAATTAAAACCTTTGTACCGATAGGGTACAAGTATCTTGAAGGTTCATCTCAATCATGTAATATGTATATCGGAGGTACATATTGTATGAAAGCGTATTGGGACTCTTTAACCAAAGAACAGCAGGGCGAGTTGGCCGGAAAAGTTGGCTCAACACCAGGCTACTTACGGCTGGTTTTCAATGGTTATAAAAAAGCCAGTTTTGTGCTGGCTAAAAAACTTGAGCAATGCACGTCAGGTGCAATTACGAAATCTGACTTAAGACCGGATATCTATCCGAAAGATTAACAGAACACCTTCAATTTTTAACCACAGAACGATGAGGCTAACCGTGGGTAAGCATCACTGGAAAGTAGAAAAACAGCCTGAGTGGTACGTGAAAGCTGTCAGAAAAACTATCGCGGCGTTGCCGGGGGGTTACGCTGAAGCTGCTGAGTGGCTGGATGTAACAGAGAACGCTTTATTCAACCGCCTTCGTGCAGATGGCGATCAGATTTTCCCGCTGGGATGGGCAATGATTTTACAGCGCGCGGCTGGCACTCACTACATTGCGGATGCTGTCGCACAGTCTGCTGGTGGGGTGTTTGTATCGCTTCCTGAAATTGAGGAAGTAGAGAACGCCGATATAAACCAGCGCCTGCTGGAAGTCATCGAACAGATCGGGAGTTACTCAAAGCAGATTCGTTCGGCAATCGAAGATGGGGTAGTGGAGCCACACGAGCAGACAGCAATTAATGATGAGTTGTATCTGTCAATTTCGAAGCTCCAGGAACATGCAGCACTGGTCTACAAAATCTTTTGCGCTCCAGAAAAGAGTGACGCCCGCGAGTGTGCAGCTCCGGGCGTCGTGGCGTTTTGTGTCTGTGGAGAAACTAACGCATGAACAGTTTAACGGCAAATAACCGTTTGTCGCAACAGCTGGTGGTCAGTGTCGCTGCACACCTGTTGTTACGGCATGAATGCAGATTACCAAATCACCTGGCTGTAAGTAACCACAGAGAACTTTACCTGACTGTGGGGGGCGAGTTGTGCAGGAACTTAACCGCTGGTTTCGTGACGGAAGAGGACTTTATGTTCATGTTATTCGTTGGGAGCCAGAAACACAGCGCGTTATCTATCTTCGCAAAGACTACCCGCATGAGTGCTTTAGTCCTTTGTGGAAATTCAGGCGTGATTTTGTTGAGTGTGAAGGACCACCAGCACATTGATTCTGCCATTCCGGGACGTTACACTGTTCAGGCACCTTATAAAACGGGTGCCGGGATTGGCGTCCTGAAATTGATTACTGAGCATAACCGCGCTCATGCGGTTTTTTCGTGTCATGAGCATTGCTACGCCCAAATTATGGTGGGGCGTACAGGGCCGACTTCGGTCGGGCCGGGTTCGGTAGTCTCCGGTAACGCCAACCCTGTACGTCTCACCACCTCTGTGATTGGCGTCCCATGTGGTGAGTTTTCTAAAAAACTGACTACCGGGGCTGTCACCATGACTACTCTCCCAACCCTCTCTCAACCTGAAATTGCCATCGTTGATGGTCAGGCTGTTACATCTTCTTTGGCTGTTGCTGACTTCTTCTCTAAACGTCATGACGATGTTCTGAAAAAGATCCGCATTTTGGATTGTTCTCCAGAGTTTTGTGCCCGCAATTTTGCGGAGACATCAATTTTGGTACGCCAGCCCAACGGCGGTACTCGCAAACTTCCTTGCTATCAAATAACCCGCGACGGCTTTGCGTTTCTTGCTATGGGTTTCACGGGGAAACGTGCTGCCCAGTTCAAAGAGGCATACATCAATGCCTTTAACCAGATGGAGAAACAGCTTTCAAAGCCCTCTGTACCGAGCGACGTTGCACATAACGCCAGCGTTCTCTGTTCCTACATTTCATCAATTCATCAGGTCTGGTTGCAGCAGCTTTATCCCATGCTGGAAAAAGCTGAATCACCGCTGGCTGTAAGTCTGTATGACCGAATTAACGATGCGGCATTTCTTGCCCGTCTTATTCATTCGTCGCTGAACTCTTCAGAGGTAAGGGGGCGCAAATGATCCGGAATATTTTCAAACGATTTACCAATCAGACTTTCCGTTGTCCTCGCCCCGGTCAGTGGTACACCACGCCTGCAGGGCATGTTCTACGTGTTAGCCTGGTTGACCGTGAATGTCAGAAGGTGGTTTGTGAACCGCTGGGCCGTAATTACCGCGTCAGTATGCCGCTTATAGCCTTTTGCTCCGGAAAAAACATGAAGCATCTCGGAGGTGCAGCATGAGTATGGAGCTGATGGTTAAAGCGATGAAAATTCGAGTGGGTAATCCATTGCGAAAACTGGTTCTGATCAAGCTGGCTGATAATGCCAGCGATCAGGGTGAGTGCTGGCCCAGCTATCAGCATATTGCTGACCAGTGCGAGATTAGCAAACGTTCTGTGATGAATCATATTGCGGCCCTTTGTGAGTCCGGGCTGGTAAAAAAAGTCACCCGGAAAGGTGAAAAAGGTAACTCAAGTAATATCTATCTCCTTCATCTGGATGGTGCAGGAGATTCACTAGGGGGTAGTGCAAATAATTCACTATCTGGTGCAGCAAATTCACCAGGTAGTGCAGGAGTTGCACCAGGGGGTAGTGCAGGAGATTCACCCAGAACCAGTCACTCTTTTGAACCAGTCAAAGAACCAGTCAATGAACCAATAGCTGTTGGTGCATCAGTTGATGAGTCCGTGCGAGTTCGTTCAAACCGACCGGAATACTCTCCGGAGTTTGAGCAGGCATGGCTGGTATATCCCAAACGTGCTGGTGGCAATTCAAAATCTGCAGCCTTCAAAGCCTGGAAAGCCCGTTTGAATGAGGGAGTAAACCCCGAAACCATGCTGGAAGGTGTGAAACGCTACGCGGGATGGGTATCTGCGATGGGTAACAGCGGCACACAATTTGTGAAACAGGCTGTCACGTTCTTTGGTCCGGATCGTCATTTCGAAGAATTCTGGGAAGTTCCTGCGGTATCTGCAGCCAGACGCGAGGACCCGTACTTCAAAGCCAGTTACGACAACGTGGACTACAGCCAGATCCCGGCAGGATTCAGGGGGTGATCATGAGTCTTTTGAATGAAGTTCAGAAATTCATTGAAGCCCATCCGGGGTGTACTTCCGGAGACATTGCGGATGCTTTTGCAGGTTACTCACGGCAGCGCGTTCTGCAGTCAGCAAGCAAGTTACGTCAGAGTGGGCGTGTGGCTCACCGTTGTGAAGGAGATACACGCAGACATTTCCCACGCCTGACTGAGAGAGCGCAGGAGCCGGAACCACAACCAGTTCGTGAAACCAGACCTGTGCGCAATTTCTATGTCGGCACTAACGATCCCCGGGTGATTTTGTGCCTGACCCGCCAGGCGGAAGAACTGGAGTCCAGGGGCTTATACCGTCGTGCTGCAACGGTGTGGATGGCGGCATTCCGTGAAAGCCACTCCCAGCCAGAACGAAACAATTTTCTGGCGCGTCGTGAGCGGTGCTTACGGAAAAGCAGCAAGCGCGCTGTATCGGGTGAAGAGTGGTATCTGTCAGGGAATTACGTGGGGGCTTAATGAGTAATAAATATTGCCAGGCGCTGGTGGAGCTGCGGAACAAACCAGCCCATGAACTGAAGGAAGTGGGCGATCAGTGGCGCACGCCGGATAACATTTTCTGGGGAATTAACACCCTGTTTGGCCCGTTTGTTCTGGATCTGTTCACTGATGGTGATAACGCCAAATGTGCCGCTTATTACACTGCGGAAGACAACGCGCTGGCGCATGACTGGTCTGAACGTCTTGCGGAGCTTAAAGGTGCTGCCTTTGGTAATCCCCCGTACAGCCGCGCCAGTCAGCATGAAGGGCAATACATCACCGGCATGCGTTACATCATGAAGCATGCCAGTGCCATGCGTGATAAGGGCGGACGCTATGTTTTCCTGATCAAAGCTGCCACCAGCGAAGTGTGGTGGCCGGAAGATGCAGATCATATTGCTTTTATTCGCGGGCGTATTGGTTTTGAACTGCCTGCCTGGTTTATCCCGAAGGACGAGAAGCAGGTGCCGACAGGCGCTTTCTTCGCTGGTGCTATTGCTGTTTTCGACAAGACCTGGAAGGGACCGGCAATCAGCTACATCGGGCGCGATGAACTTGAGGCATGTGGTGAGGCGTTTCTGGCGCAGGTTCGCCAGCAGGCAGAAAAACTGGTCAGGGAGATGGCGGCATGACGACGTTAACTCAATGCCAGCAGCAGGTGCTGGATATGCTGATTTCTTATCAGAAAGAACGTGGCTTCCCGCCAACCAATCAGGAGGTGGCAACCATGCTGGGATACCGTTCGGTGAATGCAGCGGTGGAGCATCTTCGCGCACTGGAGAAAAAAGGCGTCATCACGATAAAGCGTGGCGTGGCCCGGGGCATCACGCTTCATACCGCGGTGAAGGACGACGGCAGCGAGGCGGTCGGGATTATCCGCGCACTGCTTGCCGGTGAGGAAAACGCCAGGCTGCGTGCAGCCCACTGGTTACATGAGAGGGGGCTGAAAGTATGAAGCTAATACTGCCTTTCCCGCCCAGCGTGAACACGTACTGGCGACACCCCAACAAAGGGGCGTTTGCTGGTAAGAGCCTGATAAGCGCGGCGGGGCGAAAATTCCAGAGCGCGGCGTGTGCAGCAATAGTTGAGCAGTTACGTCGTCTGCCAAAACCAACGTCGGCACCTGCTTCAGTGGAGATCGTGTTGTTTCCTCCGGATAACCGGATCCGCGATCTGGACAACTATAACAAGGCGCTGTTTGACGCCCTGACCCACGCGGGGGTGTGGGAAGACGACAGACAGGTGAAAAGAATGCTGGTGGAGTGGGGACCGGTTATCCCGAAAGGGAAGGTCGAGATCACTATCAGTAAGTACAAGAAAACGGCGGGTGCAGCCGCCTGATTAAGAGGAGAAACGAAGTATGAATAATCTGATGGTCATTGATGGTATTGAAGTTCGTCGTGATGCTTATGGTCGTTACAGCCTGAACGATCTGCACAGGGCAGCCGGGGGAGAACAAAAAAACCGCCCGAAATACTGGCTCTCCAATAAGCAAACCTGTGAATTGATTGAACAACTTTTCACCGAGGGTGGAATTCCGCCTCTGGAACAAAATCAACCAGTTAGCGTCATTAATGGCGGAAATAACCAGGGGACGTATGTCTGCAAAGAACTGGTGTATGCCTATGCAATGTGGATCAGCCCGTCATTCCATCTGAAGGTGATCCGTACTTTCGATATGGTAACCAGCGCACCGGAAAAATTATCCGGGCAGGCTGCTGACAAGATGCAGGCTGGTGTGATTCTGCTGGACTTTATGCGTCGGGAATTAAACCTGTCTAACTCATCTGTGCTTGGGGCTTGTCAGAAACTCCAGGAGGCTGTTGGCTTACCGAATCTGGCTCCGCGCTATGCAATTGATGCTCCTGCCGATGCACCCGATGGCTCAAGTCGCCCTACGCTGTCACTGAGTGCACTGCTGAAGCAGTATGGTATCCGCCTGACGGCTAATCAGGCATATCACCAGATGGTGAAGCTGGGGATCGTCGAGCAGCGCGAACGATACAGCCGTACCGCGATTAACAACATCAAAAAATTCTGGTCGCTGACAGCGAAAGGCTGCATGTTCGGCAAGAACATCACCAGTCCCGCAAATCCGCGCGAGACGCAGCCGCATTTCTTCGAATCCCGATTCCCTGAGCTGTTAAAGCTGCTCGATACCGTTCATTGAGGTGACCGTGAGAGCATTACTGACCCCTGAAATTGCCCCGCGTATGGGGATCGTATTGTTCAGACCCGGTTCAGAGCTGATGCCCCTGTTTATGCAGGGGCGTGTCCTGCTGGAGCCTGAGCCAGAACGTTATTCATCTTTTGCCAGTGGTGCCGTTCCGGCGGCATCACAACCGCTGGCGGATGATCCTGCTGTTCGGGCCGTGTTCCGCAATGAGGCAGTGATCCGTCGTGCTGGTGGCGTGGAATGTCTTGAAAGCTGGTTACTTCGTGAAAAAGGCTGCCAGTGGCCTCATTCCGACTGGCACAGCGAGAACATGACAACAATGCGACACGCTCCGGGCGCAATCCGTCTGTGCTGGCACTGCGATAACCAGCTGCGCGATCAGTTCACGGAACGGCTGGAATCAATGGCAACGGATAACTGTGCCCGCTGGGTGTTGTCTGTTGTGCGTCGGGATCTCGGTTTTGATGACAGTCACGTTGTGACAATGCCGGAACTGTGCTGGTGGCTGGTTCGTAATGATCTGGCGGATGCCTTACCGGAAAGCGCAGCCCGTAAGGCACTGAGATTACCGAATCCTGTTGTGCCGTCTGTCACCCGGGAAAGTGACCTTGTGCCTTCGGTTCCTGCCACCAGCATCATCCAGGATAAGGCGAAAAAGGTGCTGGCGCTGAAAGTGGATCCGGAGTCGCCGGAGTCTTTTATGTTACGCCCAAAACGTCGCCGCTGGGTTAATGAAAAGTACACGCGCTGGGTTAAGACACAGCCGTGCGCATGTTGTGGAAAGCCTGCTGATGATCCTCACCACCTGATAGGCCACGGTCAGGGGGGAATGGGTACAAAAGCGCATGACCTCTTTGTGTTGCCTTTGTGCAGAAAGCATCACGACGAGCTGCATGCGGATACCGTGGCATTTGAAGAGAAGTATGGCTCCCAGCTGGAGCTGATATTTCGTTTTATCGATCGTGCGCTGGCAATAGGCGTACTGGCGTAAGTGGAGAACGAGCATGAACCTTGAAGCCTTACCAAAATATTACTCCCCAAAATCTCCAAAACTGAGCGATGACGCACCGGCGACAGGCTCGGGTGGTTTAACGATTACGGATGTGATGGCTGCGCAGGGGATGGTGCAGTCGAAAGCACCGCTTGGGTTTGCCTTATTTCTGGCAAAAGTTGGTGTTCAGGATCCTCAGTTTGCGATTGAAGGTCTGCTCAATTACGCGATGGCACTGGATAACCCGACATTGAACAAATTGAGTGAAGAAACCCGGTTACAGATCATCCCTTACCTTGTGAATTTTGCCTTTGCTGATTATTCCAGGTCTGCGGCAAGTAAGGCTCGCTGTGGGCATTGTGCTGGTACTGGATTTCATAATGTATTGCGCGAAGTGGTGAAACACTCCAGAAGCGGGGAATCTGTTATCAAGGAAGAGTGGGTGAAGGAACTATGTCAGCATTGCCATGGTAAGGGAGAAGTCAGCACAGCGTGCAGAGGGTGTAAGGGTAAAGGTATTGTCCTGGATGAAAAAAGGACCCGGCTTCATGGCACGCCTGTTTATAAGATTTGTGGGCGTTGCAATGGAAACCGGTTTAGCCGTTTACCAACCACACTGGCGCGGCATCATGTCCAGAAGCTGGTACCAGACCTGACGGATTATCAGTGGTACAAAGGATATGCAGATGTCATTGATAAACTGGTGACAAAGTGCTGGCAGGAAGAAGCATATGCTGAGGCGCAATTAAGAAAAGTGACGAGATAAATGATTTTCGCCGAAGATAGCGACATGATTCTTGCATTTTTCAAAAAATCTGGTTAGGATTCTCCTAACGATGGGCTTTGTATGTCTGCCGTTAACGAAATCATAACAAACCTCGCTTCGGCGGGGTTTTTGCTTTTCTGGAGGTCAATAATGCAGGGCGAAAAGCAGCAGCCATATTTTTTTAATCCTGGTATGACTGTTGAACAGCTTGAAGACTGGCTGGAGCAGCAAAAGCTTCATCTAAGCCGCTATAGCCGTCTGGTAAAAGAAAAAGCAGAGCTTGAAGAACGGCTCAGTGATATTTCTGTGGAAATTGAACGAATGTCTGCTGGTGGTTTTAACGGAAAGTTGAGTTTCCCTTGGGAGTCAAGTTCGCTTCTGAGAAATCATCAACAGGGTAGTATTTGACTGAAATAATAAACAGACTGTCATTAAGATCCCTTCCCCTCATATCTGAGAGGACCAACAGCAATTAAGAGGGGGCTAAATGTCCGATCCGATTTCCGGTACTGGGCTGGCTGGTGGTGCCCTGACGGGTGCCAGTGTTTATGGACTGCTGACCGGAACTGATTACGGCGTTGTATTTGGCGCATTTGCAGGGGCTGTATTCTACATAGCAACAGCAGCAGATCTGAGTGCATCGCGCCGACTGGCATATTTTATTGTGTCATATATTGCCGGGATTCTTTGCTCTGGGTTGGTTGGCTCCAAGCTGGCGAACTTGACCGGATACAGTGATAAACCTCTGGATGCTATTGGTGCCGTAATCGTCTCTGCTTTAGCCGTTAAAATCCTGACGTTCCTGAATAATCAGGATATCGGCTCGCTGGTGGCGCTCATAACGCGCCGGGGAGGTTCAGGTGGAGCTAAATGACCCGACAGCAACTATAAATGCGCTGTTATGTGCTTGTGTTGTTATTACTCTGATGTTTTATCGTCGTGGTGATTCGCGGCATCGTCCTTGGGTTTCACGTTTAGCCTGGCTGATTACTGTTACATACAGTGCTGTTCCGTTGGCCTATCTCTGTGGGATTTATCCTCATTCCTCATGGCCCATTATCGTGGCGAACACTATTTTTCTTTCCGTGCTGGTGGCCGTCAGAGGCAACGTTGCACGTCTGGTTGATCATCTGAGGCACTAATGAACCAACAATTATTTCAAAAGGCGGCTGGTATTAGCGCCGGGCTGGCTGCGCGCTGGTTTCCGCACATTGATGCGGCGATGAAGGAATTCGGCATTACAGCACCAGCGGATCAGGCAATGTTTATCGCTCAGGTAGGCCATGAGTCGATGGGGTTTAGCGCCGTAGTTGAAAATTTTAACTACACACCATCTGCGCTGGTGGCGACGTTCGGAAAGAGGATCACACAGCAGCAGGCTGATGCCCTTGGCAGAACATCCGGACATGCAGCTCGTCAGGATGCTATTGCCAATCTGGTGTATAGCAACAGACTGGGTAACAAAGCACCAGGTGATGGCTGGAAATATCGTGGTAGAGGATTAATTCAAATCACTGGCCTCCATAATTATCGCATCTGTGGCGCGGCGCTGAAGTTAGATCTGGTGACTTCACCTGAACAACTGGAACAGGAACTACAGGCTGCGCGCTCAGCTGCATGGTTCTACACCTCTAAAGGTTGCATGATCTACGGTGCCGATATTAACCGTGTTACGCGCATCATTAACGGCGGTTTGAACGGTATTGAGGATCGTAAGGTCCGATACAACAAGGCGCGGGCGGCGCTGCTGGTATGAAGATGAGTTATTGGGCGCTCATTTTAACGTTTATTGCTTGTGTCGCTGGTGGTCTTGTCTGGTCAGCGAATCACTATCATGGAAAGTTTCTGGAGGAGCAGAAGCGTGCTGATGCTGCGGAACAGCGAGCTGATTCTACTGAGGCTATCACCGCGAATGTTCTGCGTACTATGGCAATAACGAACATCATTCAGGAGGCGAATCAACATGCAAAACAGCAGATCGCACTGGAGTCACAGAGAACCCAGGAAGATATCAAAGTGGCTGTTGCGGATGATGATTGTGCTTCACGTCCTGTGCCTGCTGCCGCTGCTGACCGGTTGCGGAAGTACGCGAACAGTTTACGTCCAGGTTCCGGTAGTTCCGTTACCAGCCAGCCTGACGGCTGAAACCCCTCAGCCTGATTTACCTGATCATTTTACGTGGGGCTCGAGCTTAGATCTGAATGTCGCCTTGTTGTCTGCATTGGCGCAGTGTAATACCGATAAAGCTGACATCAGAAGGATTGAAGTTGAGCGTGGTCACATCATGCAAAAAAAATGATGTTAACTTTGTTTTGTTCCTTGATTTGATATGTGATGGCCCAATAGATACAAAGCACCTGATTTTGGTGACTCTTTTAAAGGGCTTTACACATGAAAGATGGTATCTATTTTGTTGTTTTCAGAAGCAATCAACGTGATTTTGGTAATGGTACCGTAGTTGTCAAAAACAATGCAGTAAACGGCGGAGATTTTGGTTTTACGTATCAGGGAAAAATTGACGGTAGCCAACTTATTCTGCGCGTATCGCAGCATGATTTAAATGTCACCTCGGTTTTCCCTGGGGTAAAGAACTTTGAATTGAGTCTTTCTTTGCAGGAACGAGGACGTGATTACCTGTTAAATGGATCTGTGGTCGGAATGCCTCAGATGCAGATTTCAATTAGTGCAAAATACATTGGTGATCTGATTTAGTTTATCGAGATGATAATTGAACCGCCTCCGGGCGGTTTTTTATTGCCATTTCTATGGTCTGTTCCATCGTAATAACTTAAAGGGAAGCATTAATGCCGCCACGAACCCCGAAAGCCTGCCGTGTTCGCGGCTGCCGCCATACCACTACTGACCCTTCAGGCTACTGCGAAAGCCACAAAAGCGAAGGCTGGAAGCAATACAAACCTGGACAATCCCGTCATCAGCGCGGCTACGGTTCGAAGTGGGACAGTATCCGCGCGCGTGTTCTGAAGCGTGACAAAGGTCTGTGTCAGTTATGTCTGCGTGCTGGTGTGGTGCGTGAGGCGAAAACTGTTGACCACATCATCCCTAAAGCGCATGGCGGCACTGATGCTGACAGTAATCTGCAGAGTCTGTGCTGGCCGTGTCATAAGGCGAAGACGGCCCGTGAACGGTTAAAGTGATAATAATTCTCAACTGTCTGAGGGGAGGGGCGGGTCAAATCCCTGCAGCCTGACGTCTTCCGGACTGCCCGCCCCATCGTTTTTTTATACCCGCGAAAAATGAAATTTAACCAGGAGTGCCGCATATGGCTGGAACGGCGGGGCGTTCCGGGCGTCGCCCCAAGCCAACAGCGCGCAAGGCGCTGGCCGGAAACCCCGGCAAGCGAGCCCTGAACAAAGATGAACCTGTTTTTACGCCCATCAAAGGTGTTGAGCCACCGGAGTGGTTCGCTGAAGAAGATCTCCCTCTCGCCACGATCATGTGGCAACTGACAACCAAAGAACTCTGCGGTCAGGGCCTGCTGTGCGTGACTGACCTCGCGGTACTTGAGCGGTGGTGCGTGGCCTATGAGTTCTGGCGACGTGCCGTGAAAAATATTGCCAGACAGGGCAACACCATCACCGGTGCAATGGGCGGCAGGGTCAAAAATCCGGAGCTGACCGCCAAAAAAGAACAGGAGTCCGAGATGAGCAGCACGGGGGCAATGCTCGGACTCGACCCCAGCAGCCGCCAGCGTCTGATTGGCCTGGCGGGGCAGAAGAAAGCCACTAACCCGTTTCTGAAAATCATCGAGTCATGAGCCGGAAATCTTACCCCAACGTAAATGCAGCCAATCAGTATGCCCGTGATGTCGTGCGCGGAAAGATTGTGGCCTGCCAGTTTGTGATTCAGGCCTGCCAGCGCCATCTTGATGACCTGATGGCGGAAAAAAGTAAGTCGTTTCGTTACCGCTTCGACAAGGACCTGGCTGAACGGGCCGCGAAATTTATTCAGCTGTTGCCACACACCAAGGGGGAGTGGGCATTCAAACGGATGCCCATCACGCTGGAGCCGTGGCAGCTCTTTGTGATCTGCTGCGCGTTTGGCTGGGTCAATAAAGGCTCCCGGCTGCGCCGCTTCCGGGAGGTGTATACCGAAATCCCCCGTAAGAACGGCAAATCGGCAATCTCTGCCGGTGTTGCCCTGTATTGTTTTGCCTGTGATAACGAGTTCGGCGCGGAAGTGTATTCCGGTGCCACGACAGAGAAACAGGCATGGGAAGTCTTTCGCCCGGCGCGACTGATGTGTAAACGCACACCCATGCTGACGGAAGCGTTCGGGATTGAGGTTAACGCCTCAAACATGAACCGTCCGGAGGATGGTGCGCGGTTTGAACCGCTGATCGGTAACCCCGGTGATGGTTCATCACCCCACTGTGCCGTGGTGGATGAATATCACGAGCACGCCACAGATGCGCTTTACACCACGATGCTTACCGGGATGGGGGCGCGACGTCAGCCACTGATGTGGGCTATCACCACTGCCGGGTACAACATTGAGGGACCGTGCTACGACAAGCGGCGGGAAGTCATCGAGATGCTCAACGGCTCGGTGCCTAACGATGAACTGTTCGGGATCATCTATACCGTTGATGAAGGTGACGACTGGACCGACCCGCAGGTGCTGGAAAAAGCCAATCCAAATATTGGCGTGTCGGTTTATCGCGAATTTTTGTTAAGTCAGCAGCAGCGTGCGAAAAATAACGCCCGTCTGGCAAACGTCTTTAAAACAAAACACCTCAATATCTGGGTGTCGGCGCGTTCGGCGTATTTCAACCTGGTGAGCTGGCAGAGCTGCGAGGATAAATCACTGACCCTTGAGCAGTTCGAGGGGCAGCCGTGCATTCTGGCCTTTGACCTGGCGCGTAAGCTGGATATGAACAGCATGGCGCGACTTTATACCCGCGAGATTGACGGTAAAACGCATTACTACAGTGTAGCCCCGCGTTTCTGGGTACCGTATGACACGGTGTACAGCGTCGAGAAAAATGAAGATCGACGGACAGCCGAACGCTTTCAGAAATGGGTGGAAATGGGCGTTCTGACCGTTACCGATGGTGCGGAGGTGGATTATCGCTACATCCTCGAGGAGGCCAAAGCGGCGAACAAAATCAGCCCGGTCAGTGAGTCACCCATCGACCCCTTCGGGGCGACCGGGCTGTCGCATGACCTTGCTGATGAAGACCTGAACCCCATCACCATCATTCAGAACTACACCAACATGTCCGATCCGATGAAAGAGCTGGAAGCGGCGATTGAATCGGGGCGCTTTCATCATGACGGCAATCCCATCATGACCTGGTGTATCGGCAACGTGGTCGGCAAAACCATTCCGGGTAACGATGATGTGGTGAAGCCTGTCAAGGAGCAGGCGGAAAACAAAATTGATGGTGCGGTTGCACTGATTATGGCGATCGGTCGGGCAATGCTTAAAGAACCCGACGATTTCCTCTCATCTCTTAATCCGGACGATGATCTCTTAATTCTATGAAATCACTAATTGCTGATGTTATCGGGCTGGCTGGTTTTGGCCTGCTTACGTGCGGGTTTTACCTGCAGTTTGGTATGGCTCCGGCTCTGATGCTGTCCGGCGGTTTACTGCTGGTGGGCGCACTGGCTATGGCCAGAAGGGGGACGCGTGCTGCTTGATGCTCTGTTCAGAAGTAAATCACTGGAGAATCCTTCCACCCCGATAACCGGGGATGCCGTTGATACTGATGGGCTGTTCCGGGCAGACGTTTATGTCAGTCCTGAAACTGCGATGAAACTGGCTGCGGTGTATTCCTGTATCTATGTCCTGTCTTCCAGCCTTGCCCAGATGCCGTTGCATGTTATGCGCAGGCACAATGGGAAGGTTGAGCCCGCACGCGATCATCCGGCGTTTTATCTGGTTCATGATGAGCCCAATACCTGGCAAACCAGTTACAAATGGCGCGAACTGAAGCAACGTCACATCCTTGGCTGGGGGAATGGGTATACCTGGGTGAAACGTAATCGTCGCGGTGAAGTCATATCCCTGGATTGCTGTATGCCGTGGGAAACGACGCTGATGAATACTGGTGGCCGATATACCTATGGTTTGTATAACGAATATGGGGCGTTTGCGATCAGCCCCGACGATATGATCCACATCCGTGCGCTGGGTAATAATCAGAAGATGGGGCTGAGTCCGATTATGCAACATGCCGAAACAATAGGCATGGGGATGAGCGGTCAGAAATACACAGAAAGCTTCTTCAGCGGTAATGCCCGTCCGGCGGGGATAGTATCCGTTAAAAGCGGACTCAATAAGGACAGCTGGGGCTGGCTTAAAGATCAGTGGCAGAAGGCATCGCAGGCGTTACGCAGCCAGGAAAACAAAACCATGCTGCTGCCAGCCGATCTGGATTACAAGGCACTGACTGTGTCGCCAGTTGACGCTCAAATCATTGACATGATGAAACTGAACCGTTCAATGATTGCCGGTATTTTCAATATTCCGGCGCACATGATTAATGACCTCGAAAAAGCCACCTTCTCCAATATTTCTGCGCAGGCGATTCAGTTTGTCCGCTACACGATGATGCCGTGGGTGACGAACTGGGAGCAGGAGCTTAACCGTCGCTTGTTTACCCGCGCTGAGTTAGCCGCCGGGTATTACGTCAGGTTCAATCTGACGGGGCTTTTACGCGGAACTCCGCAGGAGCGCGCGCAATTCTACCACTTCGCTATTACCGATGGATGGATGAGCCGTAATGAGGCCCGCGCATTCGAGGATATGAATCCGGTTGAAGGGCTGGATGAGATGCTGGTAAGCGTGAACGCTGCTAACCCGGCAGGAGATTTTAAGCCCCCAAAAAACGATGAGGGAAAAACCAATGAATGACCGTGAAATCCGTTGTTACAGCGGTGAGGTGCGTGCTGAGAGGCATGACGATAACCCGGCGCACATTATCGGTTATGGAGCGGTGTTTGACTGTCGTTCTGAGCTGATATTCGGTTCATTCCGCGAAATCATCCGGCCAGGCGCTTTTGACGATGTGCTTGGTGATGATGTACGCGCACTGTTTAACCACGATCCTAATTTTATTCTTGGGCGTAGTGCAGCAGGCACGCTGAATCTTTCAGTTGATGAGCGCGGATTACGCTATGACATCCAGGCTCCGGAGACACAGACCATTCGTGATCTGGTGCTGGCCCCGATGCAACGTGGAGATATTAACCAGTCATCTTTCGCTTTCCGTGTCGCCCGTGACGGTGAGGAGTGGTATCAGGATGAGGATGGGGTTGTTATTCGCGAGATAACCCGCTTTTCCCGTCTGCTGGATGTCAGTCCTGTGACATATCCTGCCTATCAGGAGGCTGATTCGGCTGTTCGCTCCATGAAAGCATGGCAGGAGGCGCGCAACAGTGGCGCGCTCCAGAAAGCCATTAATCAACGTATGGCGCGTGAACGCGTCCTGACCCTTCTTAACGCGTAAAGGAAACATCATGAAACTGCATGAACTGAAACAGAAACGTAATACTATCGCAACTGACATGCGCGCCCTGAATGAAAAAATTGGTGATAACGCATGGACGGAAGAGCAGCGCACTGAGTGGAACAAAGCAAAATCCGAACTGGAAGCGCTTGATGAACGAATTGCACGCGAAGAAGAACTGCGTCGTCAGGATCAGGCGTACATTGAAAGCAATGAGGAAGAGCAGCGTCAGAATCTTGATCCGGAAAACAATCCGCAACAGGATGAGAAACGAGCTCAGGTTTTTGATAAGTGGATGCGTCACGGTGCCAGTGAGCTGACATCAGAAGAACGAAAGGCGTTGCGTGAACTTCGTGCCCAGGGTGTAGCTCAGGATGAAAAGGGCGGATATACCGTACCAGAAACATTCCTGGCGAAAGTTGTTGAGAAGATGAAATCCTACGGTGGCATCGCCAGTGTGGCGCAGATTCTGACCACTTCTGACGGTCGCACTATGGAGTGGGCAACAGCTGATGGTACTTCCGAAGTTGGTGTTCTGCTGGGCGAAAATGAAGAAGCCGGTGAAGAAGACACCGATTTCGGTATGGGAAGCCTTGGGGCGCTCAAAATGACATCGAAAATAATTCGTGTGTCTAATGAGTTGCTGCAGGACAGTGCGATCGATATGGAAGCTTATCTTGCCCGTCGCATTGCTGAACGTATTGGTCGTGGTGAAGCCCGTTATCTGATTCAGGGGACGGGGGCTGGTACGCCTAAACAACCCAAAGGGCTGGCAGCATCAGTGACCGGCACAACACAGACTGCCGCGGCAAATGCGGTGAAGTGGCAGGAAATTCTGGCTCTGAAACACAGCATTGATCCTGCATATCGTCGCGGACCGAAATTCCGCCTGGCGTTTAACGATAATACGCTGAAACTGATCAGTGAGATGGAAGACGGTCAGGGACGCCCTTTATGGTTGCCGGATATTGTTGGTGTGGCACCTGCTTCAGTGTTGAATGTACCGTATGTCATTGATCAGGAAATTGATGATATCGGGGTGGGTAAAAAATTCATGTTCTGTGGTGACTTTGATCGCTTCATTATCCGTCGTGTGCGATACATGATTCTTAAACGTCTGGTTGAGCGTTACGCGGAATATGATCAGACCGGTTTTCTGGCCTTCCATCGTTTTGACTGTATCCTGGAAGACACCTCTGCCATTAAAGCGCTGGAGGGGAAAGGTAGCGTTGGTGGTTGATTAGTCTTTTTACGTAATACAGAACGCCGCGTAATGCGGTTTTTTTGTGCCCGCGTTCTGGCGGGCACAGGAGGTTTTATGCTGTTAAAAATGGAAGAGATTAAGCTTCAGCTTCGTCTGGATGATGATTTCTCTGATGAAGATGAGTTGCTTGAACTGCTTGGGAAGGCCGCTCAGAGTCGGACGGAAAACTTCCTTAACCGTACGTTGTATGCAACCGCAGATGACAGGCCTGCGGATGATTCTGATGGGCTTGTGATATCTGATGATGTGAAGCTTGCGCTCCTGCTACTTGTCAGCCATTTCTACGAAAACCGCTCAACGGTTACAGACGTTGAGAAAATGGAGTTGCCAATGAGTTTTAACTGGTTGGTTGCTCCTTATCGCCTTATACCACTATGAAAATTCGTCAGGCGCAGACCAGCGCAACCTACATTCTGCCGGACCCCGGCGAACTGAATAAACGCGTCCTGATCCGCCAGCGGGTGGATATGCCCGCGGATAACTTTGGCGTGGAGCCTCAATACCCGGTTGCGTTCCGGGCATGGGCGAAGGTTATCCAGACCAGTGCCACCACCTGGCAGGAAACCGCGCAGACCGGAGATGCCATCACCCATTACATCACCATTCGCTACCGCCGGGGGATCACTGCTGATTATGAGGTGGTCTGTGATGACAGTGTGTACCGGGTGAAACGTCAGCGCGATCTGAACGGGGCGCGGCGCTTTCTGCTGCTGGAGTGTACGGAACTGGGCGAATTTACGCAGAGTCACGGAGGCAGCAATGGCGACTCCCTTTTTTCACGTTGATGTTCAGCAGCCCGCGGAGATGCGCTTTAACCGCGCCCGTGTCCGGCGGGCGTTTGTCACGATTGGGCAGCGTCATATGCGTGATGCCCGTCGGCTGGTGATGCGCCGTGCGCGGTCGGCACCGGGTGAAAACCCCGGTTATCAGACCGGACGCCTGGCTCGTTCGATTGGTTACATGGTGCCGAGAGCCAGTAAAAAGCGAGCCGGTTTTATGACACGCATTGCCCCTAACCAGCGCAACGGGAAGGGGAACCGGATGATCTCTGGTGACTTCTATCCGGCGTTTCTGTTTTTTGGTGTCCGGGGAGGAGCAAAACGTCGTCGTAGTCATCATCGTGGTGCATCCGGTGGCAGCGGCTGGCGGCTGGCTCCACGTAATAACTTTATGGTGGAAACTCTTGAAAAGAACCGCAGCTGGACACGCTATTTTCTGGCGCGGGAATTGCGTAAATCACTGAAGCCGGAGCGACGACACAGATGAAACTGACGCCTGTTATTGCTGCGCTGCGTGCCCGCTGCCCGTATTTTGAAAACCGGGTGGCAGGCGCGGCACAGTTCAAAAATCTGCCGGAGGTCGGAAAGCTGAGACTCCCGGCGGCGTATGTGGTACCGGGTGATGACTCTCCGGGAGAAAACAAAAGCCAGACCGACTACTGGCAGGAGCTGAAAGAGGGCTTCTCCGTGGTTGTCATACTGAGTAACGGGCGTGATGAGCGCGGTCAGTTTGCCTCGTATGATGTGGTGGACGATGTCCGGCAGATGCTCTTTAAGGCCCTGCTGGGCTGGAACCCGGAAGCGTGCGGTAACCCGATTACCTATGACGGCGGCACGCTGCTGGATCTGAATCGTCATGAGCTGATTTATCAGTTCGATTTTTCGGTCATCAGCGAGCTGACTGAAGACGATACCCGCCAGCAGGATGAGCTGAACAGTCTGGATGAACTGCGAACGCTGGCGATTGATGTTGATTATCTCGATCCCGGTAACGGGCCTGACGGCGATATCGAACATCACACCGAAATAACCCTTCCTTCCTGAGGATCATCATGTTTGTGAAACCTGTTAAAGGGCGGTCGGTACCTGACCCTGCCCGCGGCGACCTTTTGCCCGCCGAGGGGCGAAATGTTGATGAGAACAACTACTGGCTGCGCCGTGAAGCAGTGGGTGATATCCGGCGCGTGAATGAAAAGGTGAATACCGATGACGATAAGCTTTAACACCATTCCGTCGAATACGCTGGTTCCGCTGTTTTATGCGGAAATGGATAACTCGGCGGCGAATACTGCACAGGACAGCGGAGCATCACTGCTGATTGGTCATGCCAATAACGGTGCAGAGATTGTTGCCAACAGTCTGGTGCTGATGCCGTCGGCAGACTATGCACGTCAGATTTGTGGTGCGGGAAGTCAGCTGGCGCGTATGGTCGAGGCTTATCGCCAGACCGACCCGTTTGGTGAGCTGTATGTGATTGCCGTTCCTGAATCCACGGGCGCGGCGGCAACGGTTACGCTGACGGTGACCGGGGCGGCAACCGAAACCGGCACGGTAAATGTTTATGTGGGACGTACCCGCGTGCAGGCACCGGTGACCAACGGCGATAACGTCGCGACGATTGCCAGCAATATCAAGGATGCCATCAATGCCGTTCCGGCTCTGCCGTTTACGGCCTCATCTTCGGCAGGTGTGGTCACGCTGACCGCGCGTCATAAGGGGCTTTGCGGGAATGAAATTCCTGTCAGCCTCAATTACTACGGCTTTGGTGGGGGCGAAGTGCTGCCAGCGGGCGTACAGATTGCCGTGGCGGCGGGGACCGCCGGAACGGGCGCTCCTGTTCTCACCGGCGCGGTGGCTGCAATGGCGGATGAGCCGTTTGATTATATCGGTCTGCCGTTCAACGACACTGCCTCCGTTAACACGCTGGTGACCGAGATGAACGATACCAGCGGTCGCTGGAGCTATGCGCGTCAGCTGTATGGTCATGTGTATACGGCAAAGATCGGCACGTTGTCAGAACTGGTGACCGCAGGTGATCAGTTTAACCAGCAGCACATTACCCTGGCGGGGTACGAAAAAGAGACCCAGACGCCTGCCGACGAGCTGGCGGCAAGCCGTACCGCCCGCGCAGCGGTGTTTATTCGCAACGATCCGGCACGTCCCACGCAGACCGGTGAGCTGGTGGGTATGCTGCCTGCGCCGAAGGGGAAACGGTTCACGATGACCGAACAACAGACCCTGCTGTCTCATGGCGTGGCAACGGCGTATGTCGAAAGCGGGGTACTGCGCATTCAGCGTGATGTCACCACGTACAGGAAAAACGCTTACGGGGTTGCGGATAACAGCTACCTCGACAGTGAGACGCTGCATACCAGCGCGTATGTACTGCGCAAACTGAAATCCGTCATTACCAGTAAGTACGGGCGTCACAAGCTTGCCAGTGACGGTACCCGCTTTGGTCCCGGTCAGGCGATTGTCACCCCGGCGGTGATCAAAGGGGAACTGCTGGCAACCTACCGTCAGCTTGAGCGTGCGGGGATCGTGGAAAACTACGAACTGTTTAAGCAGTACCTGGTTGTGGAGCGTGATGCCAGCGATCCGAACCGCCTGAACACGCTGTTCCCGCCTGACTATGTTAACCAGTTGCGTGTCTTTGCCGTGGTTAACCAGTTCCGTCTTCAGTATTCAGAGGAGTCTGCATAATGGCCCGTATCGGGGGAACCTGTTATTTCAAAATTGACGGTCAGCAGCTATCGCTGACCGGCGGCATTGAGGTGCCCATGAACAGGACGGTTAATGATGACATCATCGGCCTGGACGGTTCAGTGGACCGCAAGGAAACTCACCGTGCACCTTATGTCAAAGGGACCTTCAAGGTGCCGAAGAATTTTCCGGTGAGCAAAATCACCTCGTCTGATGAGATGACCATCACTGCCGAGCTGGCGAACGGTCAGGTCTATGTATTGTCGTCCGCCTGGCTGCACGGTGAAGCGAACCATAATGCCGAAGAAGGCACGGTTGATCTTGAGTTCCACGGTGAAGAAGGGGATTACCAGTAATGAAAGAGCTTGAGTTAAAGAAACCGATTACTGCTCATGGCGAGACATTCTCCGTACTGGAGTTTGATGAGCCCACCGGGAAGGATGTCCGCGAGCTGGGGTATCCCTACCAGATGAATCAGGATGAGTCCGTCAGACTTCTGGCGCATGTGGTGTCGAAATACATTGTGCGGCTGGCGAAAGTGCCGCAAAGCTCTGTCGACCAGATGTCTCCGGCAGACCTGAATGCAGCGGCGTGGCTTGTGGCTGGTTTTTTCCTCCAGGCCTGACGGCTGAATACCTCACTGATCGCTTCTTTGACTGCGCCAGCTACTGGCGCATTAATCCTTTCGAATTGCTGAATATGCCGATCAGTGAAATTCCCTTACTGGTCAGTCAGGCAAACAGGATAGAGCAGGAGAAACGCACACATGGCTGAATTTGAGCTTAAGGCGTTGATCACCGGTGTCGACAGGCTTTCTCCCGCGCTGTCGAAAATGCAAAAGAAAATCCGGGGATTTAAACGCCAGGCGGAAGAAGCGTCACAGGGTGGGCTGGCGCTTGGTGGCGGACTGGCAGCGGGTCTGACGCTTTCCCTGAAATCTTATGCCGATCAGGAAAACGCCGCCACCGGGCTGAAAGTCGCCATGATGGATGCGAACGGCGAGGTTGGAAAGAGCTTTCAGGACATCAATAAACTGGCTATTGGCCTGGGTAACCAGCTACCTGGTACAACGGCTGATTTCCAGAACATGATGCAGATGCTGGTGCGTCAGGGGATCCCGGCAGAAAACATTCTGGGTGGTGTGGGTAAAGCGACAGCTTATCTTGCGGTACAACTGAAAAAAACACCGGAAGCGGCTGCTGAGTTTGCTGCAAAGATGCAGGATGCTACCGGAACGGCGTCAGAAGACATGATGGGGCTGTTCGACACTATCCAGAAGGCGTTTTATCTGGGCGTTGACGATACCAACATGTTGTCCTTCTTCACTAAAACCAGTTCTGTTCTGAAGATGGTGAATAAGGACGGACTTCAGGCTGCACAGAGCCTTGCCCCCATCAGCGTCATGATGGATCAGATGGGGATGAACGGGGAGTCGGCAGGTAATGCCCTGCGAAAAGTTATCCAGTCCGGATTAAGCGTTAAGAAAATCAGGGACGTTAATAAAGTTATGGCCCGCCAGAAACTCGGAGTGCAGCTCGATTTTACTGACGGCAAAGGAAGTTTTGGCGGTCTTGATAACATGTTCAGGCAACTGGCAAAGCTGCGAAAACTGACCGACGTTAAGCGAACAGGTGTACTTAAGGCAATATTTGGTGATGATGCCGAAACCCTTCAGGTGGTCAATGCACTAATCGATAAAGGAAAGGATGGCTACGATCAGATCCAGCAGAAGATGAATAAACAGGCCAGCCTGAATAAACGTGTTCAGGCACAGCTTGGTACGCTGTCCAACCTGTGGGAGGCAATGACAGGGACCGCAACTAACGGCCTTGCGGCTATTGGCGGCGCATTTTCTGGTGACGCTAAAAATATCACACAATGGCTGGGGGAGTTGGGGGAGAAATTCACGAAGTTTGCGGATGAAAATCCCCGGGTTATTCGCGGCGTCGTCGGGCTTGCTGCCGGTCTTGCGATTCTGAAACTGGGATTGATGGGCGTTGGCGGTGCCATCAGTATTGTCAGCAGGATCATGTCGATGACGCCGATTGGCATGATTGCGACGGCGATAGCCCTGGCTGCGGGATTAATTATCACTAACTGGGATGTTGTCGGACCTTATTTCAAGAAACTCTGGGAAACCATTGGTCCTTATTTTGAGGCCGGCTGGGAACTCCTTAAGAAAGTTTTTGCCTGGTCGCCGCTGGGGATGGTGATCAATAACTGGGGGCCGGTTGTTAAGTGGTTTCAGGATATGTGGGACAAGCTGAAGCCAATTATTGAGTGGTTTACCGACAGTTCCGGTGACACGGTCGATGCCATTAACTCTGCGCAGTGGGGCGCGGGTGCTTATGATGCTTATGGGACGGGAATACCGGCGCGGGGATACACACCTTATCCGGCGGTGGATCCGGCTCAGTCAAACAACGCCTCCGGTGCCACAGGCCCGAATCCCTTCATGATTAACAAAGCTTCTGCGCCAAAAGTTGATGGTGAGATCAAGGTCTCTTTTGTGAATTCGCCTCCGGGTATGCGGGTTATGGAAACGCGATCCAGCGGTTTTGATGTCAGCCATGATGTTGGCTATACGCGCTTTGGCAGGTAATGAAAAATTAATCTGTTAATGAGTCCCACTCCGGTGGGATTTTTTATGTACGGAGTTTATATGACGTGGAAAGACAGACTTCAGGACGCGTCATTTCGCGGTGTGCCGTTTAAGGTTGAAGAAGAAAGTGCGGGAACCGGTCGTCGTGTGGAAACGCACGAATACCCGAACCGCGACAAACCCTATACCGAAGACCTGGGGAAAATCACTTTCCGCCCGTCCATCACAGCTTATGTGGTGGGAGATGACTGCTTTGACCAGCGCGATCGCCTGATTGACGCGCTGAATAAACCCGGT